TTATCCCTCCACTTAGGGGGTTGAACTGCTGGAGTTGCGCAGTTGTAACTTTGTCGCCTGAAGAAGAGAAATTTACAGTGAAGTCATCGAGGCTAACACCGGGGCCATTGTTGGCTGTTATGATGGAAGAGGAGAGAAGGATCGTATAGCGATTGCTTTCGTTCGAAGTGGAGAAACCAGCTAAAACGCGGCTTAGGTATATCTTTGAAAGCTCAAGTATTGCTCGGGATAAAGTCTGAAAGGGCAAGGCTTGCCCGTCGTTTCGAAGAGAATCCGTTGAGTACTTAAACTCAGGCGCAACAAACACTATGCTCCCCCCGCCACCGAGGAAAGGAGCGGACACCGTGCGCCACTGACTCGTTGCGTCCCCCACATTGAGTGTTCCGTCCTCAGTGTCGAACCACAACTCACCCTTTTCCGGGAGGTTTGTAGGAGGAAGGGGCAGCACTGAGGGGGGCCCAACTTTAATTACTTGACCGTCAGTGACTGAGAAGAAAAGCCCTGGTTCTTCGCTGTTTGTGTTTAAGCCGATTTCACCTGGAGGAAGGTGCGACGCACTCGGCCTCTTTCCGGCGATTGAAGAACGCTTCAGGACTATTCGTTTGGCTTTTGCTGACATTTGCTAAAGAGCTTAAGACTGTGTGCAGAGGCACTCATACTTTTACCCCCCTCTCCCTTAGATGTACCTCGCTGCCTCTTTCGCCTCAGAGCTCACTCCGCGTTTTCCAAGTTTCATAGCTGTGTTTAAAATATCCCGAGCACGATCTCTTTCGCTTGGGTTTCTCCTTACCCTTTTGTAGAGTGACATGAGGTCGAGGTACTTTTGGTCTTTGTCCATTAACTAACCCCTTCGTATAGTATGGAAATAAGCCTTGCAGCGTCGTCTTTGCCAATCTTACCCCAAGCACCTTTATTGTAAGAGCTGAGCGGTTGGTCTAAACTGTGGGTCACCACTTCAGCAATATCGTCTTTGTTTAGTCCAAGCTTTTCCATCTCGGAGTAAACTTTGATTCGGTTACGTATAATCTTCCCGAGGTTCGTTTGAGGGGTAGTTCCCTTCGGAGTAACTGTAGCGGATGGTGGCAAGTAAAACTGCTTGTTGTCTCGTGCCTGGAAATCCCCTGAGTTTTCATTGAGTGGCTTTCTGAGCATTGCACCAGGGGGTAGTAAGTACCTCACCGATAAAACTCCAATGGCCTCTGAGAGAGCGGCACGAGGGTCGTCCTGTGAAACACCGAAGTCAACAAAACGTGCTTTCCCCTTGTCATCGATAATTACGTTTCCTACGTGGGCGTCATTATGGGCAACACCCTGCTCATGGAGCTTCTTTCGTAGAGCGTAGTAAGAGTCTCCCACAGTTGTGTTTCCAACTGGGCTTTCGTAGGATTCAAAGGCCTCCGCTGGTTTACCTTTTACACGGGACATTGCTATTCTTCCAGGGTAGTACCCAGCGTTGTTGAACTCAGCTGATTTGTTCATCTCAGCCGAGACTAGCTTTGGGGTTATGTCCTTTCCACTTAGTTTTTCAAGAATTCTCACTTCATTTTCCCCCACCTCCCCTCTTTTCACGACTACGGACGGGGGTGGTTTGGATGCAATTACCGCTCCGTACAATCCTGATCCTAACCCTTTTGACCCCGACTCGTACGATTGTTTCCAGTCGTAGCTACCACCTAACTTTAGGGTTGGTGTGAACTCGGTGTCGAATTCGAGTGCGTTTTGGCGTTCTTGAATAGCTGGGCGGTCCGCCCTGGTGTGCTTAACCCATGTGTCAAAGAGTGCCTTTTCAACTTTCGTAGCCATGTTTATCTCCTCGTCCGTCATATACTCTTTGTTACGTAGCTCAGCAAGCTGGCGCTCTGCCTCCCGCTTTAACGAGGGGAAGTCATTACCTACCCTGACCTTTGAGTTGGACGCTAACGCCTCAATAAGGTCCTTGACCAGCGGGTTTGTCTCGCCACTCTTAGCAACTTTGCCTGCTAATGATCCCTGTAAGTTTTCTACTTGGTGGGATAGTTTGGGGGTCAAGGAGGCTCTGCACTTAGCCTCGCGGCTAATGCAGGTACCTCCACAGCTCTTTCCCTTGGTGCAGCGTTTCACTAGACTCAACCTCGTTCCTGTATTATTTTATCAATCTCCTTTTCAGCGGCCTTTTGTTGGGGACTCATCTTAGCTCGTACGTCCTTCTTGAGTGATTTCATATAGGATGAGTTTGCTTTGAGTTCAGCCTTCAAAGCTCTTTCTCCACTAGAGTACGCCTGCTTTAAAGCTTTCTCTGCAGTAGAGCGTTTTAGCCTCGCTTCACGACTATTGTCGCCTTTGGTTTCTTTCTCAACGCTTCTTAGTGTCTTTTCCGCTTCTCGCTCTTTTCGCTGAGCAATTTTATAAAGATCAAATAGTTGTACCGCTACTGCCTTATACTCTGCTGTAGTTTTTCTTCTTCGTGGTGATATGTCTTTCCCGGCCTGTGGCTGTTCTTTACCTAACTTCATCGGACTCTTTCTGCTTTCTGCTTTCTCTGACGCACGAGCCCTGTCCGCACTGGCAGGTGTCCTATTGTCGCCCTTGGCCAGTCTCCCTTCCCCTGCATTAGCTTTTTTCACAGCTTCAGCTTCAATCCTATTGTAAAGGGCTATTGCCCCTTCTACGTTTCCTTTCTTTTCTAGACTTGAAAACTGGCTCTTAACTTCTGGAGTGTCAAGCATCTGTCTCATTAATCGCCAGGTCGCGTTACTCGTAAGTTTCTTTTCTTTAAGGGCTTCGTAAAGTCGTGCTACCTTTCTTTCCTTCGTGGAACCCTTCTTACCTACACCCCTCTGGTCAGCCGCTCCAGCCTCTGTGCCCTTCTTGCACTTACCTCGTGTACCATAGGCCGAGCCGTCGGCTCGGACGCATCGAGTGAATTCGTACGAATCAAGTAAAGTGTTTACAGCTTCTTCAATGAAGGGGTATTTGTTCCCGTAATTTTCGGAGAAGGAGAAACCTTCGGATGCTAACGCATCCGCTTCATTGCGGAGTTCTAAAGCTTCGCCTAAGTCACCTTTCAGTGCTTCTGAAAGGGCTTCGAGGTAACAATGGTCGAGTTTGTTCATGATTGAAAAATGTGAGGACTACGGACGTGCATGTATCTCGCCACTCTTTTTTTTTTTTTTTTTTTTTTTTTTTTTTTTTTTTTTTTTTTTTACTTTCTAATTGGTAACCTTCTTTGTGGGGGGCCTTGTACTGGGACTAAGAATCACTAATCGTAGAAAGCAAGTCTTGTAAGCGATCGATACGGGTACTCACAGAGTCAATCCGCTCTGAGTAGGAAGTCTCCATACCGGCAGCGATATTGTGGTCGTCAGTGTTCTTTCGAGCCAGGTCAAGCGTTGCCATTTTGCCGTCAATTTCCTCGCGCTCTTTCACAAGTTTCTTTGTCGCAGCCATCTGCCTTTGAAGTTCTTGAAACGCTCCACGCTGTCGAGAGAGTTTCATGGCAAAGCCCAAGTCAGCAATTGCTTTCGATATCGCTTCGTGCCGCTCGCCCATAGCGCCGTACTCCCCGAAGCTGGGGCGGAGTGTGGATGTGACTGAAGGCTCCATTACAGTTCCTCGGTAGTAATCCGTCGGAGTGTGGGAGAAACCTTCAAGCTGAAGTTCGTTCTCCGGGAAGTTAGGATTCATGGGTTCCCTTCTTGCGAAAAGAGATTCTTGTTGTACATAACTTTACCCTTCACTACTGTGGGTCTAACCGCCGAGCTGACGAATTTGATTCTGTATGGCCTGGCGCCCACTCTCGGTGGTTTGACTCGCTAAGGCTTTCTTAAGCCCTTCCATCCTGTTCGTTTGAACTGCGGGGGATTGTGGCTGGGATGGCTGCTTTGCGGATGGCACCTTCGCCCCTCCTGCAACAGATCCCCAGGCTACAATTACCGGTTTACCGCCCTTGATGGCCCACCCGAACTTCTTTCCTTTATACCCGACTGCCTTGTTATTCTCGAAAGTTGAGCTTTCTTTTTGTGCAGCTTTCTTTAGCTCTGATTCTTGTTTTGTATCGTTGTCAGAATCCCACTCACCCCCTTGTTTCACTTTACGGCAAATACCGAAGACAACTTTCTCTCCAGGGGGGCAAGGTGTTCCTGGTGTGCGTTTTGTATCGGGCAGGGATTGCGATTGGTCAGAAAAGTTCCAATCCATCACCCAGTAATCCACCCCCTCCTTTAAGTTGTCTATAAAGGGAAAATTAAAATTTTGGAAGTCCATAGTATATGTAGTGACTAACGAAGTCTGAAGAAAGACAACAGCGGTATTCGAAACATTCGGGGTAATGGATTACTCTATTCAACTTTACCCCTTGTCTGTAAAGACAAGAGGCTCTACCACCACGAGCTTTTCTTATTGGATCTTTAAAGACATCAGGTCGTAAAAAACCAGTTCTGTTTTCGACATGTTTCTTTCCGGATCTAGTTGCCATTTCTCTCTGCCAGGTTCTATCGAACATTCCTATTTTCTTTCCCGTCTAACTTCTACACTCTTCTTAGCCCCTCCGGCTTTTGATATAGTTTTTCTCCTTCTTTCGACCCACTTTGGGTCCGCTTCAGATAATTCTTTAAAGGACTGTTTTATTTGCTCACTCCTCTCTTTTCTTAGCTCAGGGTGGGATTCAAATTTGGCTTTTAGGGTTTTTCCTATCTTTTGACGGTCTATCCGATCTCGTCCAAGTTTTACGAGCTCCTCTATGACTTCTTCCTTACCGTAGTACCCGGACAAACCCCTGTAAGCAATTTCATCCTCCTTCTTTCTGTGTAGGCACCAATTAGCGTAATGCCACATTACATGGTTGGCGGTATTTTTGTCGCATTGGGTCACCTCAACAGAAATTACATTCTCCTCTGTGTATTCCCCTCCCATGTGTCCAGGGAGAATTCTATGTTTGTGCTTCATTGTTTATTTATTTTAGTTTAACTTACCATTTTTCCAAATTGGCCCAATAACTACCAGAAGACTTACCTTTCGCAATATTAGCAGCATGCCTCGCTTTAAATGACTGCCGTCTAGCCTTGTACGACTCTGACTCTCCCTCCTTTTTCGGCGACCCTTTCACGCCTTGTTGACCAAATCGAATCAGCTTGCCCCCTTTCGGTGCGCCAGGGTAGCACGACTTTACAATGTGAGATTTTGTTGGGTGACTCGGTGTGGCGCGGGGGTCGTTACAGTCGAGAGAGCTTTTATCTACCTGTTCTGCATATTTTTCCAGTGCAGCCTCTCGAAAAGAAGCGTAGGATGAATTGTCAAAGGATCCCCACATTGTCTCAATCTTCGTATTGCAACGCGTCGGCAACCGAAGTCATGCTGTTCTCAGCCTCAGCCAACTTTGCCGCCATCCACGGACTCAGATTCGTGTAAGGCCCAACCAGTTCCAGTATAGTTTCAATATTGTCCCTCATAGATCGCAACTGAGAAATGGCCATGCTGCCGTTCGGTTCGACTTCCCTGTCGTCTTCGGCAGCGTCTTCGTATTCAGAGTCGGAGTCGTAGTCATCCTCGTCGTCCTCACCCATAAAGAAGGTGTCAGGGTCCCTCCCTGGCTCTTTCTCAAATGCTGGAGCAACTCCCATGAAGTTGCTGGGGTTTTCAACCCCGTACTTGTAAGCTCTGTAAGCTTCCGGTGAGAAGGATCCCCAGTGACTCATTTCTGTAAGTGGTTAACTACCTAACTTTACCCCTAGCTATTAGCGTTCTCCCTATGCCTGTAAAACTGCATAGAAAGCTCTTCCACCTTGTCGACAAGACGGTTGTGGTCTGTCTTCAGTGTGTACTTCTCAGGAAGTTCCGCTCTCATGTCATTAAGAGCTTTCTCAACATTCTTAATGTGGGAGAGAACATTCTCGTTCTGAACAGTATTAGCTGCAATCAGAGCGTTAATTCTTTTGTCGTTTTCCTCAATAAGACGTTCTATCTTTTGGTCTGCGTTGTTTCTCAGGTACTGAACTCTTTTCTCGTTCTTACCTTGAATCACAAAGGTGCCACCGACACCCGCAAGACCAGCTGTGAAAATCCAGCCGCAGATTATGAGTGGTATTTCAAAAAGTCCCATGTTTACTCCGGTAACCTTGACTTGCCAACTTCGACCGCTGCTCTAGCTGCTTTCCTTGGACTCTTTCTTGCATTCGGCGCCACTTCGCGGAAGTCCGGGGAAGGCAATCCTGACTCCCCTTGCCCCATTCGATCTTTCACCGTTTGAGGTAGACCCGACTCCCAGCCGTACTTCTTAGCAATGCGAATAATCTCTGACATAATTTTGCGAGGGTTCGCTGCCCTGCCCACGGAAGACCACGCTGCTGACACATCTTGAGCGCTTGCGACGGGAAAGGACATACCGGGCCCAGCAAACTCTCCCCGCTCCTCTCCGGACTGCAACTTCTGCCTTTTACTCGCGGACCACTCTCGAAAGTCTGCGTCGCTTTTCGCTGCTGCTTTGCAAGAGTCACATTTGCATTTGCCCACTCCTTTGCAAGTAGCTTGTGAGAAGGGCTGAGGCATAGACATTAGCTCAGTGTCATCGGCAAAGTTATACTCTTTTCTCTTTATTTCTCGAAATGCCTTCATTCTCGCCCGCTTGCGACCGAAAATCTCTTTCATAGCAGCTTTCCCATCCGCGTGAGCGTCTCGGTCACGATTGACCAGATTCTCTTTCTTTTGGCGGCTAGCCTTATTGGCTTCTAAGAGGGCTTCGTTGTGAAAAGACATATTACCATCTTTGTCAGTTCGCCACTTTTTTCCTGTGCGATTCATTTCCTCAAGTTTGTCTGTGGAAATAGCTGTAGCCGCATTTATGGAACCGCCAACTCCCGGCAGGGTTACAGACGAAAAGTCTAAGTTAGCACCGTACATAGGGGTCTTACGTTGATACTTAACTTTACCCTCTTTTTCGCTCAGAAACGGACTCCAGGGTTTACTTCCCCACGGAAACGTTAGACCTTACTTTCTCCGTCCAGGCCATCATCTTCTTTAGTCTTGCGCTTGCGGCCCCCTCGCACAGTTGAAATTATTTCTGAAACATTTTGCCCTGAAGAAGGGACCAAAAGTGCTAAAATTGTAGTGAGTGCTAGCTTACCGGTCTCGTTAAATGTGTTGGTCGCATTGTTACAGATGAGGGTTACTTTTGTGGAGTCTTTGTCACGTTCTGCATAGGATTGGCAGGACCACGTTTGATACCCTACAATTAGAAACTGAACCAGGAATATCCCTGCTAATGCCCGAATAAGAAGAGCTCTCTCGTTGAACTGAGTCATGCTTATTTCGCCAGTAAACAGTTTTACCCGTTCAAGGACAGTAAAACCGAGAGAAGAGAAAGGTCTCCGAGAAGCTTAGCTGAGGTTGCTTGGTCGGCCTGCTCAGAAAATGAAGCCTCAGAGCTTCTGAATAGCCTCTGTAGCTTCAAAAGGTCGGAGTTGTACTTTCGTGATATGGCGCCCGAAATTTGGGCCACTTTGGGAAGTTTTGACCCTGCAAAAGCTGCACCAATTCCGGTGAACTTTCCTGCAAGTAGGGGCAAAGCTTGTTGGACTATCTCGCGACTTTCCTGGTGGGTTAGGAAACTTTCCACACCTGTGTGGGCACTTTTCCCCAGGAACGCGGCAGAAGCTTCTGTGAGTAGGTCTCTTATAAAGTCCTCACTCGACCTTAAATGTCGAGAGTGAAGTCCCGTGGCAACCACCGCTTGAACAATAGTTTCCGACAGCTTTTCTGTGGTTTCCAGTGGTATGCCGTAGCGAGTTTCCAGGTACTTTGATACCAGGGGACCAATAACTTTCCCAACTTTCCAGGAAGTTACGTTGGCCCCAACATGCTCCCCAAGGTGCAGCAACTTTTCACTGTTACGTGTGAGACTGTCGCTCACTGATGATGGCAACTTTTTCTCGCATTTAAACCCCTTGCTTATGCAAGTTGCCGAGCAAGACTTTCCTGCTGTGCACTTTTTCATAGGATTGCCCACTGAATGTTCTCGTTAGTCAAGATCAGAGTCAAGATCAGAGTCAAGATCAGAGTCAAGATCATCTTCGAAGAGTTCGTCTTCGCTTTCGCTCAAGAGTTCGTCCACTATGCGGTCAATATCTTCGTCAGATAGCTCTTCGTCGTAGTCGTCTTCCAGTTCTTCCAGTTCGTCTGACTCATCCAGCTCGGATTCTTCGCTCAAGAGCTCGTCGATTAACCGTTCTACTTCGTCGTCGGTAAGCTCCGGCTCCTCCTCTTCACCCGTGTCGAAATAGGCGTCATCGTCGTAGTCGTCCTCTTCGAGTGAGCCCTCAGAAAGATCGTCGCCCTCTGCAAGAAGCTGGTCAATAAGTTCTTCAAGCTCTTCGTCGGAGAGCTCTTTCTCGGGTTCTTCAATTCCTGGAACAAGAACTTGATTGGCCTGAAAGTCTTTGTTTGACCCGTCGTTCGCCTTCCACAGGCCAGTGTGCTGAATCCACGGCGAAGTGTTTAGAACTAGGTTAGTGGGAAGGCCCGTGTATTTATCTGTCTCTTGGTCCTCTGGCTCAAGGATCTGTGTTGCGTAGGCGGCTCTGAACGCTTCAATTGAGTCAGAGTCGAAGTCACCGTTGATTCTGTTGGACATTGTATGGTTTATGGACTGCTAAACTTTACCCTCCGCTTACCTCAGATCGATTCGTACTTGCCTGAAACATCCTGCAGCAATTTCCCGTTACCTTGGAGGTTCTCTCGGTATTTTTTGATCTCGGACTGGACATCGGCGCGGAACTTTCCTTCCTCGATAAGCTTTCTCTTGCGTTCTTCTTGGGTCTCTTCAGACTTTTCAATAAGTCGTCCATCTGCGGTAACTTCAAGGTCGCTTTGTAACTTCGCCGGGGCAACAGGATTCGGATTCACCTCAAGAGTTAAACGATCAAGCAACTTATCGAAGTGGTCTCGAAGTGAGCGGCGACAGATAGCGTTGGCGGATATGTCCATCGGACCGCAAGGTACGCGGTACAGCTTCTCAATTTTGTCTTTGGTCTTTAGCACAGTTAGGCTCCATTGCGGGGCCTTTCTACCCATTCTTTGTCGTAGTCGGCGTAATGCCGGCCTTTTTGCTTTTCCTTGAGTGGCTTTGCCGATGCTTTGTTCGACTCTCTCATACCAAGAATCAAGGTGTCTCGCATTGCTCGGAGTTGCTCGCGAGGGATTGTGCACAGGTTGCTGTCGCGATACGAACGAAACTTGTGTGCAACATCTGAGGGGTCGTCACACTGCAAGAAGACGGACCATACCCCGTAGGATTGAGGGTGGCTGAGGGAGCCAGGTGGCAGGCTTTGTTCTAAGGCCAAGCGGTCGGGGCGAGGGAAGCGAGTGTCTCTCCTCATGGTTTTGCCTCAAGGCTGGGCTTTGGCGGGGCACAAATCACGGTGCTATTGTTTTGCTGGTTATGGTGAATTTTACCCCACCCTGCCCCGAAAAAGAGGGGCCTTTCGGCCCCTTGTCTCAGTCGTGTTACCTAGCTAAGGTACGAATTACTAAGCCTCGTAAGCCTCCAAGATTTCCGCTATAATCCCATTTCTTACAATATCTTCCCTTTCAAACTTAACTCTCCCCACACCCCGAATGGAAGAAAGTCGGTGGTAGCAGTCTAAGAGTCCATTTTCAGGTTTAAACACATCGAGGTCAATTTGTCTAGTGTCCCCTGTAATGACAACTTTTGAATCTTTTCCAACCCTACTAATGACGGTTTTGACGTTTTCGGGCATAGAGTTCTGAGCCTCATCAAAAAGAATCAGACACTCATTTAGCGATCTTCCCCGTAAGTCCTCTAGAAGAGTGGGCTCTACAATTTTCTTATCAACCAAGTAGTCAGCAGCCCCCCTGCTCTTAGTCATTACAACCAAATTGTCGTATACTGGCCCAACAAGAGGTTTCATCTTTTCCTCAAGCGTTCCAGGCAAGGCACCCCTACTTCTTTGATGAGAGCATCCTACATCACTTCGAATGTAGTAAACTTTCTGTATATTACCTTTTGAAATCTCAGTCAAACCCCACCACAGGGCCACAAGAGTTTTCCCAACTCCGGACGGTCCAATAGCTATGGTAACTGTATTTTTATTCAAAGAAGTCCAAAGATCTTCTTGGCGGTCAGACTTTGAGTAGAAAGGTATGACATCCATACCCCGGCCATAGGAACGTTCGACCGTTTGAGCTGTTTCAGCGCGACGTGACTTGCGCTTGTCTCGACTTTTCAACATGGTATAAGAGGATTTGACAACAGTGGATAGCGTGTATTCTTCGTTGATAACCAGGACTACATAATCCTTCTCCCTCTTCGAAACGTTTGGTAGAGTTTATTGTGAAAGGGAAACCCTACGAGTGACTTTACCCGCTGGCCCCCCCTTTTTTTTTGACTGAAGTGTGGCGTTCAACTCACTCGTGAATCCTTTCTACGAATAGATCGAAACCATCAGCCCCGCCACACCACCGAGAGTAGGAGTCTTCTGGGATCACATACTGGGGTCTTTTCTTAGCTTGGTCAAGGTACTTGTCCGAGGAAGGACTTGTGATGAGACAACGAGTCCCGTGCAACTCCTGCATTATTGCAGTGTTTTTATCAGTTGGTGAAATAGCCATTTTAACTGTTGAGAAACAACAGCAACTTTTTGTGCGGTTGCGAATCGCAATTTGCCCTTAAACAACGGTGGGTAATAGCTGACTGTAACTAACTAAGACTGCACACATGGTGTCGGATAATGAAATCTGTAAATTATCACAGCCGTCTAACGCACTGAGAGTGTCTGAACTAGAGAATTTCACTTTTCCTGAATCCCTCATTTGAATGATGGCGTTTACTTTACTTTTTTGTCTGCTACCTACGCGAACCTCTAACCCTAAACTCTGTAGGTATACGGCCCAAGTTGCACTTACCAGGCCGGATTCAAGTACAATTTCTTCCGCTCCGTATGCCTTAACTGCTAGGCTCAGGATCACCCCGACGGTTGTCAAATCCCAATTGCCTTCGTAAGTGTCAAGAACATACATATAGTCCCGTTGTTTTGTGACCCCTGCGATGCAAATACCTACTTTATCAATGCTGTCGGAACAGCAAGTAGGGTCAACGGAAATGATTACTTTATCTAATAGGGGAGCTTCTGATACTGGTGGATACCCTTTATAGAGCCAAGAGAACTTTTCATCGCCTAAGATTCTTCTAAGGTCTTTCAGATTCTCGGGGGACAGGTATTGGTTGGCTCTTCCTAAGGATCCCCCAACGGGCCCACCGGGAATGTCCGCTTCTACCTCTTCTTTACTCTCAATGATTGCCGACAAATTAATGTGAACGGCTCCTTTCGGGTTTGAGACTGGGTCAAAGACTCCGTACTTTTCCAGAAAGTAGCTGAAAATGTCTCCCTCGCCTAATCGAGACCCGAGAACGACTGTGGCACCACTCTTGCCTACGCAATGGTCTCCTATCTCGCGTATCTGTTTCTTGGTGACACTTCCGTCCGACACGCCGTTGTGGCAGTCATCGATTAGCCATACGCCTGGCGTTCCGTATGAGCTACCGTAATAGTCCCCGCGCACAGACCCCCCAAAGGAGACTGGTGAAACCCTAATCGGCATAAACCAGGAGCCCTCTAAGGAGTACTTTCGGAACGAGGGGGACTGAACCAAATGCTTAGTCGTGTGAACTACCGACGCGGCATGATTCTGTGTGTACGAGGTTACAAAGTGGCTAGCCATAGGGTCTTTGCTAAGGAGCCAGGACAGCAAGTGAACCCCTAGAGTGGTTTTCCCTGTGCGGGGAGGCATCGACACGAGGAGAATTTGGTATTTACCCTCGGCAATATCCTCAAATGCGGAACCCACCACTTCGTACGCCTTTGCGTCGAGCGGCGCACTTTCGAGTGAGAAGCCTCCTGCTTCGGATACAAGATCGCAGAAAGCAAGAAAGCTACTTTTCGCACTTTCCTTGGCGAACGCTTCTTGAGGTGACCCTTCAAGTTTCAGCTCAAGGAGTTTTCTTTGGTAGCTCCTCCAGCTTGAGTGCTCCGCTAATTGGGAAGCGTGCGTTATTTTTTGGTGTTTAAGTGACATCCTGTGGTTGTGTTTGTGTTGTCTTGTATAGAGTTAATTAAAAAGGTCGTAGCCGGACCCACTTCGAAGACCTCGTCTGCGGCCACCTCGGAAAATGCCCCTATCAGGCACCTCGGCAGACTGAGGATCAGGGTCGTTGAAGCCCATACTGCGGGGAGCTCTTCGGCCCCCGACCGACACATTTCGCTCTTCGAAAAGCCCACCGTAAGAGTGACCATCCCGAAACATTGGTCTGCGCAGGTCACCAGCCCACTTTCGACTCTGAATAATTGAGTCTTGTATACCCCGGTCAACGGAGTCAATTTTGAGCGAGTAGTAAGTCAGCGCCCATACCATGGCGTCAGTACTATCGTCGTGGCGAACATACGGGAAAGAAGTTAGTTCCTTTACGAACGCGTCAGTCCACAGGCCCCGCACCAGTATAACTCGGTGGTTTTCGAGTAAAGGGCAGACTGCCTGAAGACGTGTCGTCTTTGACTTCAGCGGCCTCATTTCCTCGACAGGTATCTTAGCCTCTCGCTTCAGCATTTGAATGAGAGAGTGCCCCGATGCGGCTTTCTCAATGCATAGAACTTTTGCGCTGTACAAAGCGTAATGCTGCTTTACCGATTCAATTAAGTCGGGAAAACCCCACTTTCCTTTAACAATCTCACGAATGTATACAACGTCGGGGTTACGTGTGTTTATACCAGCGACGCATATTGCGCTCTCATCTGCTTTCTCTCGCTCGGAGAAAGCGCAGTCAACTCCAAACCAAACAACGTCCAAGGGTGGGCAGTCTTTTTCCTCAATCACCTCCACCCAGCTATTCTTCACAATCTGCCCCTCAGCCGATACAGGAACCCCTTGGTACAGTGCTGCGAACTTAAAGCTACCCATTATCTTTTTCTGGGACTCAAGCATCGGAACAGAGAAAGCGGGGTTGTCGGGCCAGTGGCTCTCTCCCATCTCTCTCCCCAAGGGGTCATTATCGGGGTCCTCACAGAGCCCTGCTATGTTTATCCACCTCCACCCGAAAGGATTATCTTCAGGGTCATATAAACCATCGCCGTCCATTAAGACCCCGTGAAGGTCCTTTTCATGAAAACGTGTTGCTATAATGACTTGGGCGTAGTGATTTGTCCTTCGTGTGGACATTTGCTCTGCCCACCAACTTTCTAAGTTGTCTAGTGCTGCTTTAGAGTCAGAAGATTTCAAAGGGTCGTCAATTAGTGCCGCACCAATACCCGTGGATTCCATGTCTATGGTTCCAGACGTGAAACCAGTGAGAATACCTCCAACGGACGTCGCAAGTACATAACCACCCCCAACTAAGTCATATTTCGAGTCGCGGTTAAACCCTGAAAATTCAGGAAAGACCTTCCTATATGAAGCTGTCTTCATCATAACAACCGCTTCTCTGTGAAACTTCTGAGATAGGGAAGCCCCGTAAGAAGCCAAGATGTGCTGAGTTCTTTCGTCTTTTCCGAGCAACCACGCTAAAAACATAGTGGAAAGCATAGACTTCCCTGAACGTGGTGGGCACGATATAATAAGCCGATTGTATCGACGTTCGAAAAGATCCTCAAAGGCACTTGCAATAATCTCGTGAAAGGGGGAAACGTTTAAGTCCCCATTTTTCATAATGTCACAAAAGGCCAGGAAACAATCTCGGGCAGCCTTAAACCTGAACTCCTGAATTACAGATCGAGGTGCCTCGAGAAGTTCAAGCTCTCGAATACCTTTCGTATATTTTCTCCACCGGGATTTTTCCTCTAGCTGAGAAGCGTGCGTTATAGACGGGGGGCGAAAATTCATATTACACTGTTACACGTTTTACGGGTCTCTCACTCAATACTTTTCAGCAATTTCGTAAGTGTCCCGTTATACTCTTTCGCCAGGATCTGCTCCTGTTTGCTCTCCGAATCGGTCAAACTCACAATATCCGACACAATCTCGCGGTGCGCTTTCACAGCCGAGTTAAACACAGTCACAAGATCTCGAGTGCTGCACTCCTCCAAGTGGTCTTGAAGTAGCTCAAGAGCGTCTTCAGCAACCTGCAATGCTGCTGCGGCAAGGGTCTCTTTCTGCCTCAGAATTTTGTCGTTCGAAGTTGTTGTCATAGTGTTTTTCTGCATCGTGAGCACCCCGTATTTGAAGTGGGATAACTCCGGAAGTTTTGCAATTGTTTAAGGATGGCCTGTGCCAAGGCCGAATTGTTGGACTTAACAGCAACGTCGTACTGTGCCCAGAGCTGTGCGGGAGTTGCCATACTTAACAGAGACTCGGAGGAGTTGGTCCGCCTTCGCAAGGAATGCAGCCGAGCTTCCACAAGGAATTAATCGACGCAAGCTCGAAGGAATCTTGTATCAACCAACCTTTACCCTGCGGAGACTGAGCTACAAAGTAGAACCGTCCCTGCGGTGTTTGAATAAACGTGTCAGGTTTCACACCGACGAGTGTTCCACCCAT